ATGCTAACTGTTAAGCAGATTGAAGCAGCCAAGCCGAAAGACAAACCGTATCGCCTGCTGGATGCCAACGGCTTATACCTGTACGTGCCTGTCTCAGGAAAAAAGGTATGGCAGTTGCGTTACAAACTGGCGGGTAAAGAAAAGGTGATGACCGTGGGTAAATATCCATTCGTGTCATTGCAGGAAGCAAGGGACAAAGCTTTTCTGGCAAGGAAGGAAGTTAGTGAGGGCATAGACCCGATTAAGGACAAGAAAGGCGATGCTTCTTCTAACACATTCGAAAGCATCTACAGGGAATGGTTCGCTCATAAACGATCTGTATGGTCAGAGCAATACGGCGATGAAATAGAAAGGATGTTCGAAGGTGACATTTTGCCATTAATAGGGCATATGCATCCTGAAGAGATTGAGCCGATGGTGATGTTAAAGGTCATCAGGCTTTTTGAGGGGCGCGGCGCGATGGAGCGTGCGAACAAAGCCAGACGCCGGTGCGGTGAGGTATTCCGATATGCAATTGTTACCGGACGGGCAAAGTACAACCCTGCACCCGATCTGGCTGATGCAATGAAAGGATACCGCAAAAAGAATTTCCCTTTTCTGCCCGCCGACCAGATCCCGGCATTCAATAAAGCACTTTCCGGGTTCCCTGGTAGTCCTGTGTCTAAAGCGGCCACTATGGTTTTACAGTACACGGCGCTGAGAACTAAAGAGTTGCGCTCCATGCTATGGGCAAACGTCGATTTTGAAGCAAGGTTAATCACAATTGACGAGTCAGTGATGAAAGGTCGCCGTCAGCATGTTGTTCCAATGTCCGATCAGGTCATAGCAATTCTGAAATCGCTGAAACCTGTCACCGGCATGTCGCAATACGTTTTCTCAGGCAGGAACAGCAAGGATAAGTCGATAAGCGAAAACACCGTCCTTGGTGTGATCCGTTATATAGGATACGACGGCCTGGCTAGCGGTCATGGTTTCAGACATCAGTTCAGTACCATCCTGCATGACCATAACTGGCCCAGTGAAGCAATAGAGCGGCAACTGGCCCATACTGATAAAAACAACATCCGCGGCATTTATAACCATGCACAGTATATGGACAAACGCCGGGACATGATGCAATGGTGGGCTGACTGGTTGGATGGAAAAGTGGAGTAATCCAGCCTACATCACCGGCGCTTCATCGTCCCGCGTCCGGTTGACCAGCCACGTCACCACGCCTATCACCTCCACATCGTCCAGGGCTTCACCCTCGATAGCTTCCCCGTCTTCCGTAATCAGCGCTTTACCGGCAGGCCTGGCGAAATAGTTATGACCCAGCCAGCTAACCAGTACGTAATCGCCCGTTTTTGGCTGTGACCCTCTTTCGACGACCGCGAACCCGGATGAGGTTTCAATGATGAGACTGTTCGAATTGATGCCGCATATCGATTCGGGCGTAAGTTGGGTTTCGATGTAATCCATTGCAGGGGACGGAAAGCCCATGGTCAGAACCCTCCATTGTTAGGGTTGTAGAGCATGAAGGTGCGCTCCTCGCCATCCTGCGCGGAAATGTCTTTGAACGTGTCTATGTGATGCTCTATCCACACGTTAGCCTCATGAAGGGACCAAGCATGGTTACGTTTCGCGAGTTCAGCGACGAAATCCTGTGTCGTGACAGTGCGTTTTCCTTTCGGGCTGATGTGTAGTGCTGCGTAAAATGCTGGGCGGACATCTGATAAGCGCGGCATAGTGACCTCCTTTATACTGTTTTTATATACAGTAGTTTTTCCAAGCCGTCTTATCAAGCCCTTTTACGCTTCCCGCCCCATGCTTCCGCTCTGCCGCCTGTCATTTACTAAGGCTGCAATCACGTATGCAAATTTTATAAAACCAACATACAAAACCAAATCAAAGCAGATATTCATACCAGAAAGGTGCTTATTAAGGTCTCTGTATCCCTCACCAAGAAAAGATATATAAAACTGACTGACACCAAGCGCAGAAATTATAAATAGCGCCCCAGAAAGTTTATTTCTCCTGATAACTAAAGATGACAATAAAATCACGACAAGTGCTGGAAACCTTACTTTATCCAATATAGTGTCTTTAATTTCAGTTATCTTCCCATAAATGTTATTCTGATTAACTATTAACTTATAGGAAAAATCCATGTGAAAATAATTTTCACCAAAGAAAGGCTGAATACTTTCCGTGAAAGGTAACACAAGAAAATCAACTGGATGCGAAGCATAGTATTTTATTGCATCAGAAAATTTAGCATTTTTAGAATCTACAAAGCATTTGTCTTGAATGTTTGTGCTCACCATACCTTTATTTGTATCGAATTTATTCCCCCATGCGTCTACGCCTATGCAAGGTTTATTAACATCTACTTGTGTTTTATTCCCTGATAGCTCGCCAGAAAGATAAGCTCCGTAATATGTTGAGTGATATGAATTTAGGTTAGTAGTCCCGTGAGTATACAGGATAGCTATAACCCCAAACGCCAGAGCAAGCAGCATAAGGCTGAGTTTAAGCTTAAGATATTGGCGGCTATATATAATGAAAAAAACCATCATTATAAATGGCATGTAAAAAAACTGGCTCTTTAGCGTAGCGATTGCAGCGGTAAAAAAGAAACACGAATATATGCTTGCTTTTGTATCGTATATGATTGTTGCAATTAGCACAGGTAAAAAGATTAACAGTAACTGTTCCTGATACAGAGAAGATAAAAGCGCCATGTTAGATGATGCTAATAATGGGATAGAGGCGATAATGAAAATAATTTGTTTTCTGTAAGTCGTTTCGAACTTACCTGACAGTGACAGTAATAATATATAAAGCGAGACAAGCATTAGCGCTTTCATTATTATTGAATAGATAGCAATGCTAAACTCGTTACTAAAAAATGACGTCACAAAGGCATATATATAAAGTACATAATTATGAGAACTGATGTACGAAAAACGCAAAGGGCTAAGAAAATGGTCTCTCATAGTAAAGTGAGAAACATAATTCTCAGCATGCATATTTAAATGAAACAGCGTTGAAAATGGCAGTATGGAACGAGAGTAATCTCCCTGATTTAGCATGTATATGCTGGACGTTGAGGCGCAAACTAAAACTATAAATAAAGCAATCAGCCAGTTTTTTTTAATTAATTCTAACATTGAATTTTATCTTGTTGTTGGGTTAGTGACATTATAGTTTCAGTCTGTTGCTTAGCAAAATGGTTTCAGGGCAATGCCTTGCTAAGCGCATTGCCCTTGCGGCCTCAGACTCTCGGTAGATTAATTGTTAATCCTTCAAGGAAAACCTCTGCAATTGCAGTTGCTGAAGCGGTAAGTAGTTGAAGGACTGTACCAGACATATACAGGCGTGAGGAACTATATGTTCCGTCTCTCAGCCTGACGCTGACTTCAACAATCATGCTTGCAGGGATGCTAAATGGCATGGTGCCGATTACGGGGCTTGATGCACTTGTAACACCTGTAGTAAGTATACTCCCGTGTAAAACCGTGGCGTTGCCTTCCCGCGTTTCAATACTTGGCACGGTTGTTCCCCAGGCAGCTCCGCTGAGTACTGCAATATTACCATCACCCTGATAGGAGACATCACCCGTCAGAGATCCTGCATTAACCCGGCCCCTGCCAATTTGTACCGCCATTTTCCTGTAAGGGTTTCTCACCATGAACTGGCCTAACTTCATTGCCGTTCCATCAATGAACCCTGCCAAAGTGCCGGTAATTGCTGAGTTTGAAATTACCAGACTAATGTCTGAAATAAGACCGTTATTTGCTGAACCGCCAGTGTTAACAGCACTACCATTAGATGGGTTAATTGCAAGTACACCTTTGATGATGAAGTCAGAGGCATTTCCTGTTACCAGCACCGCGCTGGTTGCAGTAGCTTCGGAAAGAATATCAGAGACAATAATTGAGTTTGTCTGAAGAGCGCCGGTGCCACCTCCAGCAATCTCAAGTGCAGACTTACCGTATGTAGATCTAATTTTTGACGCAATGACCTTGCTTGCCAGATCTGTGCTCGACTGGACAAATAAAGCTGAGCATCCGGTATTAGAAGAGTTATTAACTACATTGACGCCATCAATAACAATATCCGCCGCTGCACCGTTAGCAACATTTGCTGAGGGGGCACCCTGGTCCCCTTTTATGAACAGACCTGAAGTCCTGACGTTTCGACAGGTGATATTTTTTACAAATCCACTGCGAGATTTAACAACAACTCCATATTGGGCGTCATTACCCTCAGCTTCATGGATATATACATCATTGAACCCCTGGTACAGTTGGGCATGAGATGCACCTGCCTCTCCAGTGCCAACAGACAGAACGTTTTCTACATAAAGCTTGCCAGGAGTTGCGGATCCAACACCTGAGTTAACCACTATTCCGTCAGTAACTGCAATGTGACCCAGGTCGCTGATGCGCGCGTTAGTAACGGAATGATTAAGCATCCCAATCAGAATAGTCCCTGTCCCGGGAACTGCTGTGCCACCTGAATAACGTGGCCTGCCACCACCTAAAAGAGCCATGTTAGGAACTGTCAGCCGTAGGCCGGTTAGATTATAGGTTTTTTTGTCAAGGAATCTGGCATACCCTTTATCTGCATGCATTCTTGTAACAGCAGCTGAATAATTATCACCATCACTTTCCAGCCAGTAATCTTCTACATAGTAATGATCATTGTTGATATCGTGCTGAGTTCTTGGGACGGTACCAGATCCGTTTTTTTTCACCGAAACAAGACTGTCTCCTACTCCGTCTGCATCACTTGCCAGATCTTGCCTTAACTGGTCAGGGTCGTATTTGAGTACGTTTGGATAATAGAACTGTTGGGCGCCATATGAGTCGTATACGGCCATAGAGTGACCTTTTACCGTTACGAATTTTGCAATCTCACCATTGTAGACAGGAAAGCCACCGGCGTTAATTGTTAGAGGTTGGGATACTGGCAGGTGAGTGCCGTCTTCATTTTCAAGATAAACCTGAATCTGATTTGACGGAATGGTCGGGTCGGTGTCGATTAGACCGATATAGATAGCTCCATTAGCTGCCGCCTTGAACGACCGAGCGAGTGTAAATAGCTGGACTGGCATGCTCACTACTACATTGGCGTTAATGTCTGACATTCGGTTTATCCTTTGCAGATCTTTTGATTCCGCGAATTTGAAAGGTAAAATCGATGTAATGCCAAGCAGTGATTTTAATAGCGTCCTTCTGTTCATTCTGTCTTCATGTCAAAAAACTTTCAGACATGATGCTTCGGGGATCTATATGAATCAACCGCTTTTCTTCATCGATGATAGGAGAGCTAAAAAATTAACTATGGAGGGGGTCAGGATGCGAAATGTTGCGACCAGTTGTATTATCAATCTGTCAGTATTGATAAAAACATCGGGGGCATTATGGAACGTGACTTATTGAACTTTGCTTTTTTAATCTTCGGGATTGTAGTCGGCAGGCTTTTATTCTCCTAACGCTTCTGATTTTGAGCCCTGCGCAAGTGAATTAACAAAGGTCTCTACCTGAGAGAGCGCTTTTTCAAATCCTGTTGAGCCGCGAGGCGTGTTAGCCAGCCGGAGCAATGCATTACGCGCCGTTTCGCTTTCATACATCCTAGCAAGCAATCCATAACCAGCTCCCACGCCAACCAATGCTGGGTTTGTAACCGACCCTATACCAAGGATGAAGGGTATGGTTTGCTGCCCGGTAGGAGTAGTCACTCCGGCCTGTCCTGCTCTTTTCGTAGATTCAAGGTAGCTCTTAAGCCCTTTCAGATAAGCAGCATCCCGCCCTTTAAAAGCAATTCCTGTCTGGTTAGACATCAAATTAACGTGGCGCAGGAACTGGTCAGGAGATCCACCAGACTTTTCCATGGCCTTACCGATAATTCCATTACGCATCTGAGCGCGGCCAATCTGGCCGACAGAGCGATACAGGTTTTGCACCTCTGATTTTTTGCCGCTGAAAAGCATGTTGTTGACCACTTCCGGCGTCAGGTCTCCCTTCATAATCACGTTCTTCAACCGGGTGTTCTTCAGCTTATTGGCCTCATCTGCGTAAATGGCATTGGCTTGCTTATAGCGGCGCAGGATGTCGCTGCCAAGATTCTGGCCAATGGCACTGTCAATATCACCCGTCATAGCGCTGTAGACTCGCTGAATGGCCGCGTCAGACCGGTTAGGCAACACCGTGCGCTCACCCTTCACATCCTGCCTGAACTGGCTTCGAAGGTTGCTGAGTTGCTGAAGATCCATCGACATAGGTCCATTGGGGCCGGCATTTCTAGTCAGCTCATCCCGATAGGCTTTCAGCTTGGTGATTGTCTCATTGTCAGAAACACCGCCAAGCTTTTGCAGCGTAGCGATTTCGCTGTCGATCTGCTGAACAGCCCGGGAGGGCTGAATGTTCACACCTGCCATCGCGCTTTGGACTTGTTCAAGCCGGTTTCCGGCCGCCTTTTTAATACCTGTTGTTTTGGACTTGAGGCTTCCAATCACTATGGATGGGTCATATTCACCAAAGCGGGAAGCAAACTCATCAACTAACTGGCTGCGAGCCTCCTGCTGTGTAGCACGCATACCGCTAGTTCCGACAAATGGTATATTCTCCGCAGTGGTTTGAGCCATGCGACCGACGCGCGAGTTAGGTTGCAGGACGTCTGAGGTATGCAGCGGAACATCTGCTGAATTCGCGAATCGGATAGCTTCTCGCGCCTCCGGTGCGATGTTTCCACGAACGCCTCGGTATGCTGCACCTACCGCACGACCGGCCTGCTTAATAGCGCCACCAAAAACAACGCCGGTTGCTAAGTCTGTAGCCAGCGCCTCCGGGTTGTTTTTCTCACTACTGGCAGCCATAGAGCCGACGGCATTTTCAGCGAGCAAGCGAGATGCGCCCTGCGCTACACGACCAGCAATTGACGGCGCCTGAGAAATCGCCCTTTCAGCACCAACAGGTGTCAGATATGGCAAAGCCTCTGCAAACACACGGCCTTCTGTGGTTTGTGGGGTGAGAGTCCCTGGCTGAACGCCGAAATCCTGCTCAAGACCCGCAGTGGTGACACGCGGCGCCATGGTATAAGTTCCGTCACCAATGCCTAACTGCTTTCCAGCCCATGCACCGGCGCTCGTTACTGCGTCAGCAATTGATGCTGGAATGTTCGCGACATTAACGCCAGCCTGAAGCAGACCACGCCCGGTTTCCGCTGCGGCATCTTCAAGGTCAGACATAAATCCTTGCTGCTGAGGCGCTGGTTGTACCGGTGGCGTTTGTTCCTGTGGCTTTTCAGTCGCGGCCTGCCCAGCGAAGTACTCATCAATAGCATCGCCGATCTGCTCGTTACTGGTTCCGTCTGGGAAATTGAATGTCTTACCGTTGGCTGTAACTTCCATCATTTCACCGTAAACTGGATGCCTGATTTAGAGGTATAGCTGCCTCCGGCTGGTTGTTGCGCCGCTGGCTGCTGAGTTGATGACTGCCGCCCGATTCCGCCGACATTAACCTGGTATTGCTGGTTGTAGTTGTCGGTGTACTGTCTGATGTTCCGCACTGATTCACGTGCAGCATCCGGGCTTGAGAAATCCATTTGCGGCATACCCTGAAAATACATTTTTGCTTCAGCCACAGTATTGATACCTGATGCACCCATATCACGTGCTGCCGCAATGCCCTGATTCTGCATGCGGCCCTGAATACGCTGCGTTGCATTGTAAAGCTGCCGCTGCTCTTTCCCTGTAATTCGGCTTCTTACATCAGCGCCAATTGCCGGAGAACCATTCCCACCGGTTACGCCTGTCATAAAATCAAGGTTTTCCGGGCTGGCATTTTCAAGTGCAGCAAGGTCTTTTTCCATTGCATAATTACCTGCTGAAGCTGATGAAGTTGGAGGCGAAGCAATAGCATTAGCCGGTACTCTTACCACGTTTCCATTGTCATCCTTGCCTTCATAAAACGCATTTACCCCGGCGCCATGGAGTTTACCGCCAACGGTGACCGTTCTTCCGTCAGATAACTGGACCTGCCTGTTTCCGTTTCCTGTTGCAATACCTGCGGCCTGTGCAAATAAAGCTGCGGATTCGGGGTCTGTTTTAAGAAGGCGTGAGTATTCGGCATAGTTCTGCATAGCAGACGTAGGGCTGCTCGCTGCAAGCCTGGCATTCTGAGCTGAAATATTTTGTCCGCGTATTTGAATTGACTCGCCGGCTTTATTGCTACGGATGGTCTCGTTAATTTTTTGCTGGTTTTGCTGAATGTCGTAACGCTTATCTACAGGAAGAGTCGAAAGCAGCGTAGCGTTGAGCAGGCTGTTAAACTGCTGAGGATCCTGCTGATAAAGTTGCGAGGCTTGCTCAGGCGATACACCCAAAGAGGCCAAAGCGGGTCCATTTTTTTGTATGGCCAACTGAACCTGCTGCGGGTTACCGCTGGAGGCGGCCACCGAAAGATTGCTTAAGGCACTGTTAACGAAAGCCGCATGCTCCGCACCCTGAACACCAATTTCTGCCTGAATGTTTTCGGCAAACTCAGGGAACTGACGGCGCAGCGCTGGTAACTGTTCTGGCGTTGCGTTTTGAATGGCCTCATAAAATGCATCACGGCGTTGATTATCCTTCTGCGCCTGAGCGTTTTTCATCTGCGATTCAATAATAGATTGCTGCCCAACCCGGTTTTGAGTTTCCATCAATGCCTCGCGGCGAAAATCCGGGATCATGTCGTAGTAGTTGATGGGGCCACCAAGCCCCTGAAGCCCCTGAAATGCCATCAGAACATACTCCCGCCCATCATGCCGCCGAACATACCGGTGAACTGATTAACATCAGACGCCGCGCCGTTGTTGATGCTGCTGTTGGCACTTGCCGCAACCTGCCAGGGTAACGCCGCCTTTCCGGCCATGATTTGGCCTTTTTGTTGGTACATGCCAGCCATAGCATTGCCCTGCCCAATGGCATAGTTACCGAGTGCATTCGCAGACTCAGCGCCAAGCCCGGAAAGCCCCAGAAACTGCGCGTACATGTTCTGCTGCTGATTTGTCATGTCTGCAAGATAGTTTTGCCCCAGCATTGGTGCGATGGAAGCCAGTTGATTACTTGTTGCCGTGGAACCCAAACCTCCGGTAGCTTCGGCAGCATTAAGAGATTGATACCTTGCCTGATCGGCCATCATCTTGTATTCAGGAGACTGAAAATAGCCATTCAGTAAAGCATTGCGATCGATAGGTTGCCCCGCAATACCCTGGAGACCTGCCAGCGCCGACTGACCTGCGGCTTCGTAAGGAGATACCCAACCAATAGCGCTTTGATAACCTTCACGCTGTTGGTTCATGGCTTTATCTTGATATTTTTGCTGCTGCTTAGCGGCTTTATGCGCACCGATGCCGCCGATTACGCCAGACACTGCACCGCCAATTCCGCTAATTGCTCCGCCCATCGTATTCTCCCGGCTCACGCCACATAATAAAAAAGTCGCTATGGCGACCTTCTACAGTTGTTAGTCTTTCTTTGGTTAGCTTTCCAAACCCCATGCGCGATGCGTAATTACAAACATGTGGTCTGTCCGTCAGGATTACAGCTCTCAGTTTGTTCATTCCAAATAGCCGTAATATTTCTTTTCCGGCTTTTCTGCATTCGCTTCTTTTTGTTCTGCTCATTGCTATATGGATATCAAAAAAACCATCTTGCGTTACCAGTGCAAATACGCAGCAACCATTCCAAAGGAAATATTTAGCGCCAGGATCTGTCCATCCCTCAACTCCCCACAGGCGCATTAAATCCTGCCCCGTTAGAGCATCAATTTCTGTAAGCATGTGGTACCTAGTTGATTAGTCCATGGCTTCTCATTGCGGCCTCTAGAGCCATAACCCTCTGCCTTGCCTGGACAAGACCCGTAATAATGGCATTAATTTCTGCCTGGCTATATGCCGCACCTGCTGCATATGTCTGGCTGGCATTAAATTCACCTGTAAGTTGAGGACCACTTCCAGCAATCCAGCCTGTAACGCGCGGCCCTATCACTTTTGTGCCATCAATTGAAAATGCAGTTTTAATATCAATGGGGGACGACAGCGATTGCAGGGAAGTTTCTCTTTTTGAAACATAATCACCGGCAATGGCTTGTGTTACATCTGCAATATTCTCGATTTCTTTCGACTGCTTTTGCACATACAGCCTGTAAGGTATGGAGAAATTTTCAGGAAGAATTGAAGAATCAATTCTGGTAGCCTTCAAAGGAATTTGCTTCGGTAATAAAGCCATTACTCAATCCTCACCTGACAGCCGCCAAGAGTTACGGGAGAAGAGGTAATTACCCTAATCTTGAACCCGATATTCTTTCTGATTCGCCCAAGTCTTTTCCATATTGCTCGCTGATCGTACCTGAACGGTGCATTCCATGGGATCATCTGTTCCCGTCCATAATTTATTCCATCGTTAGTCGCGGATATAAACATGCGCTCAGCAAACTGTGATATCCCGGTGCTTGACTCAAGCTCAAAGTCGAATACCCGTGCGTTATCCGCTTTAAATAATGGCGTGTATAGCAGGTGCTCCTGAAATTCTCCGTACTGGCTGCTTACCTGCTTATTCAGTACTCCCACCTGGGCGTCTAATTTGTCGCCGCAGGTAACTGTGTTTCCTTCGTAGATAAGGTCAACAGCACGATAGACATCATTATCCAGCCCTGATTTTAATGCTGACCACTGCGGACCACCCTCTCTTACAGATGCGTCATAGACGAGAACATGCTGCGGGAGGTGAATGATTAACAACTCGTGCCCTTCAAACCTTGTGGTTTCCATAAAAGCAGAAGCCAGTTCTTCAGCAGAATATGATTGCAATATCATCTCAATTGAGGCTGTTGCAATTTGCACGGCCGCACCTGAATTAATCAGGTAAACAGATGGGGCTCCCGTTGCAGGATGGCTAATAATGGCATGAGTATCGGCGTACTTAGTCTTGCAATAAGTTCCGGCAATTCCTTTCTGAACCATCATCGAGGGCTGGGATTGATAAATAGCAGACCCTAATGCTGATGACGCACCGGTAAGAGAAAAATATTCGATAGTTGATGTGCCAAAACAGACAACAAACTCACGCCAGTTATCAATCCCTATGATACCGTCTGGCTGATTTTCCGCCCGGTATTCTGCCGAATAACGATCTGGTTTTGATTCATCCTCCAGATCACTGATAAAGAATGAGTCACCCCCATTACGACACCATATGTACCTCGCACCATTCCTGCACAAATCTCTGAGGTATCCAAGGTCGTACTGCGTATAACCTGTAGATTCATCCCAGTTAGACATTGTCGCTTCTGTGCCATCGTATCGAAATAACGTCATTGCCCCGTTAGCTCCGACGGCATGACTATTATAACTACAGGCCATGCTTACCCTTTCGCTGCCAGGCACATTAGCTGTCGTTCTTCCTGGTCTGTATAACTTAGTTCCGCATACTCGATAAACCGTGTTATCGCGAGTATTAAACATCGCCCCGCGGCTTATTCCATCAACATCCTGTAGTTTATTAATGCCCGGGAAAGACCTGAAATAGCCATTAGCGCTTAATACATCTTTAGATGTTGCAAGCATATTTACAGGCAAAAAATCGATGTAGTCAGCGTTGCGATAGTCCTTACCCGTTCCCTTCATCAGGGGGAGTTGCTGAATCGGCATCGCTCACCTCGCTACGATGGTAGTAATAAATACTGTTGCCTGTTACTTGTCTGTTTCCTGATCCGACAGGCATCCGGTTTGGGTAACCGCTCTTTTTCCAGAGAGATTTAGCTCTTGAAACAGCAGATAACTTAACTAACTGCTCCTTACCGTATCTCGCTGTTGTGATAATCTTGGCGCCAGCTTCCATAACATAGTCTGGCGCAATTCGACACGCCAGATTGTATATCACCGCATTAATTGCGTTATTGCTGAGGCCATGGTCGTCGCCTGCATCAGGCGCTGTGTCCACGTCAGCAAAGATATAGCCGACATCAATACCCGAGCCAGCCAGTCCAGACCACTCTGCCATCATCATTTCTAGGTCGTTAACCCCATCCTCAAGGGATTGTGGCTCGACATCGGTTAATGTGGCATTTGAGGCGACGCCCAACTTGCGAAGTGCGGCGAGAACGAGATCGCCTTTAGTCGTCAGATTCATCGCTTTCCGCCTTATTTTTGCGGGTGCGTTTAACAGGTTCTTGCTCAGCCTTGACCTCATCAGGGTGCTTGTGCCATCCCTGTTTGAGGTATTCAGCAACCTCATCATCACGGACAATTATGGTTTTGTATTCCTTGCCCCAGACGCGAGTTCCATTGCCATGGCTGTAAAGCATTACGCCCATGATTATCTCCGTTAAACAGGGGGGCCTAAGCCCCCATTAATCAGATCAGGATGCTGTTGCAACATTCTGATTGGCGAGACCTACACCGATGGCCTCCGGTCGAACGGCAGACGCCGCATACCACAGCGCAATACGACATTTGCCGCCAAGAATGTTGATATCACCCTGGAAGGCGATGACACCGTTCAGGCCTACGCTCGGGATACTGAAGCTGCGCGACTTCATGCCAGCAAACAGTTCGTGCTCAAGCGGGATCGGCTGAGACACCAGGCGGATTGAATCATCAGCCCAGAACACGTTAGTTTGCACTGTGTCGGTGTTCAGTACGCTTACGGCGGCGCCTGCGGCAAGTGAGGTATTCACGTTGGCATATGCGCGCTGCTCAGCGGTCAGGGAGGTGTCATCCAGCGCTACCGGCTTCGGCGTGATAGTCAGCGCGTTACCGTTGACAGCCACAACGGAGAAGGTTGCATCCTGCACCAGAACGTTTTTAGCCATCTGAGACAGGAACTTCACGCCAGCGAAGGAAATCTTATCGCCACGCTTAAAGCCGGTGCCAGAACTGACGTTAACCACGGCGACACGGTTATCAACGTTTTCTTTGTTGCCATCGGTATCAATACGGAACGCTTCAGGCTTGAACTTCTGCGCACCAGAGACAGTTACACCAGTAACCGTTGACCCAACGAGCGTCGGCATCTTCGGAGAACGAAGAACATCATCAAAGCCGGCAACCTGCTTCTGGATTGTGCCGTTGCGGTAGGCGTCGTCCTGAATGCGTCCGTAGAAGTCTTTGCCTGCCAAATCTTTCCCGGCGCGGCGGTAGTCTTCCCCGTTGAAGAAGAATGACAACCCTGAACTGCGGTTAAGTTCGCGAGCAAACATCAAAGATTCAGCTTCAGCAATGAAGTCCCAACCGCTTTTTGAAGCATCGCCGATTGGAGCGGTGCTGGTAACAACCAGTGAGCCCATTTCAGCGGCCTGCCGTGCGATTTCCGCTTCAACGTTGTTGGCGAGTTTCTTCGCTGATGCCTGAATACGGCGTCGCAAAGTGGTTTCATCGCGCACTTCATCAGCCCGGAGCTGGAAAAAGTCATTATCAGGCTCGTTCAGGTTGACCTTGACGGACAATTCCAGCAGGTCGGTAGCTTTATCAGTCAGGTCCCAGCCGCGCTGGGTCGGAGCTTCCTGTTCTACCGGCATCCAGACCGTATTACCAGAGCGTTGCATTGCTGCGCCCGGCGGGGTGTATTTATTGACACGTTCAGCCATTGGGGTCAGGTTCTGAACAGTTTCCACCACCTCGTCAATTGCGTAGGTGATCATTTGGCCTTCGGTTAATGCCATTATCGTGTTCCTTTAATTAATTGCGCCTTTAGCTGGCGATACTTCTCTACATCCCCTTTCGCCGCGGCTGCATCCATCTGCTTTTGGATGGCAGAAGTGGTTGCAGCTACGGCGCTGGCCTGTACTGGCTCATCAGCGGGAGGTGCGGAGGAAATCGCGGGGCCGCGAGGCTTGAGAGTTAAACGTTCTGATAGCAGAGCCAACTCAATGAGTGCACGCTGACCGTCAAGCGCTAAGATGCGGCGTGTTGTCTCCGGATTTGCACCCAGGTGGTACATAAGTGCCGCTGACTTTTCAGGGAAAAGAGTCATGATTTGCGTATCCACGCCTGCCGGAACGGTCTGACGGAATGCGTCCTCTTTCTCCTGATAGTCAGGAAGGTTTAATTTTTCTGCCGCATCATAGTGCTTGCGCGCCGCTTCAACGACTTGCGCTGACTGATTGGTAAACTCCTGCGTTTTCCTGCCCTGCTCCGCCACAGCATTGCTGCGAGCATCCTGCGCCTTGATGAGCCATTCGTTATTAGCCTGCGTGAAGGCGGCCTGTGCACGATTGGCATCCCATCCGTATTTCTCAAGAGCTTCATCAGAGAAATAATCGTTGGCGTTAGGTTGGGGAGGTAACTCAGGGTTTACCCGTAAGTTCTCCGGCACTTCTCCGCGCTTAACCGCCTCCATCTGTTGCTCAAGCTCACGTTGACGCTTGCGCTCCAGACGGCGGCGGGCAAACTCTGCGTTCTTTGCCGGGTCTTGCTTAGGTTTGTTCTCATCGTCTTTCAGGACAATCTCGAAGCCTTCATCCTGACCTGCGTTGCCGTTGGCATTATCGACAACTAAGCCATCTGCGGATGCCGCCGCTTGATCGCCAGACAGGGGTTGTTCTTCAGTAGCCTGAATTTCGGTGGGTTCGTACATGATTAACTCTCTCTTATTGAGGAAACTCGGCTACGCCGCCGGTGGGGGAATTTTGTCTCTGCGATTGCAGGAGATTGGCAATATCCAGGCCTTGTTTGTGGCGCTGTTCATTACCTTTAAGAAGTAATTCAGCGTTGGCGCGGGCGTCATCGCTGCTGTTCTGCTGGAATGAGTGGACTGTTTTCAGGAACTCCCTGAATTCTGCCTGTTTATCCAGATCCATATTGTTGAAGATTTCAGCAATTTTCGCCGCATTGAGCTGGTTCTGAGCCTCTACCTTGGCGGCTTCAACCTGAATCTGCGCCTGTTTCGCCTGCGCATTAATCAGATCAGCCTGACCAGTGAGCAACACACCCTGTGCCTGGATAGCTTCCGGGCTAGGTTGTTGCGGCTGACTTTGTGCCTGCTGCACCATTTGCATCTCTTCAGGAGTTTCAGGCTTTTTCAGACCCATTACGACGAGTTGCTTGTTGGCATACTCGCGCATGAGCTCGACGCCTTTTCCATCAAGCAGCGTGAAATACTGGAGCAGCAACATCTGCCATTCTGGCGTGCCAGGCGGCACCTTAGCGAGCAACTCCTGAATCTCCGCGCGGTTCTGCTCTTTCATCGACTGGAATGAGGGGCCGGTGTCGGTATAACACTCATAGCGACCGCGGATGTCGTTGGTTACCACATGTTGACCGGTAGCAAGGTCGATCATTTCAGAATAAAGCTGAACGTCTTTCTCGCTGCCGTCCTCAAGGGTAATCGTCACCTGCCGTGGCACGTCATACACATCGTTAACCATGGAAGCGTATATCTCACCATCCCGACGCATAGCCGTGGCAAGGTTATCCTGAAACACATACGTCTCAAGGTCTGCCCGCATATTCAGCTGGTTAACAGTGTCGAAAGCTATCTGCCCGTTTGCGGCTTGAGCATCAACACCAAGCGTTGCCACTTCTTTGACAGCATTAGTTGCCGCTTCGAGCATGTACGCGTTGGCCTGAGGCACTTCCGGGTTTTCCATGTAGGCAATTGGCCCTATTGGGAAGTCGGTGCCGTTCTCATCCTTCTGGTTTTGCAGGTAGTATGGGTAATCATCACTGTCTGAGTACATGTGCTCATAGCCTGCAATCTGCTCAGGGAAAAACACAGGCTTTTTGCGCGGGTTACGGGCAACGATGTCAGCGTTGAATGACATGATCATATTACGCAGCCGCTGACCGTCTTTAGTCAGCCTGACGACGCCCTCATACACCTCTTTATCGCCAGCGAATCCCCATTCGCCAAACACCGGCACAATCGGGATATGTTCGCCGGCAACCAGCTCGCGGTCTTTGAGGATTTCAGTCAGTGTTATGATCGACTTATATACCCGGCGGCGTTTAACCTTACGCTCGGATACTTTCACATAACCTTTTTCTGCCAGGTCATCGATAACGTCTGCAATGTCTTTCTGGAAGTAGCTGACTGGTTCCCCGGTCATCGGGTCGAGGTAGATGAATACCTTCTCTTTCTTCTCCTCAACCTCGTAATGCTCACCGACATAAATCACACCGGCAGACATCCACGGGAAGATGAGCCCGTTATCCGGACTCTGGAATGACGGGATGTCATCCGCATCGAGACCGTATTCCTCAGCAAACTCTTCCCATCCGCTTTTGCTCAGCGGCGTAATGATGGTGCAATGCTTAGCGTCGCTCTTGTCCATCTGCTTGCTGTTGCAGTCCCATATGACATGGGAGCAAGCTTCGTGAATCGGTACGCGCCGGATCACCTGGTTGTTGCTGGTCGGGTTGTTGTCTTCATACTGCGTGACCAGGCGCCACGCTCCGACACCGGCCTCAATCTGCTCGCGAACACCAATGTTAACGGCTATCTTCGCTGAGTTGTGCCGCATGTCAGTGCGATACATCCCCATCAGGACATCGGCAGCATCAGGCTTAGCGCCATCCTTTGGACGATAGAGCACATCAATCGGGTTGCGCCGCATCTCTGCGACAAGCTTACGGACTACAGGCCGGACAACATCGAACTGCCCGCGGTATTGCAGGGTTGTATAATCTGATAACCAGTCATCCCACTGGCTAACCCGGCTAAAGAACAGGTCATTGGTCGCCTCGGTTCTGGCCTCATCGCTCGCTGACCAATCCGCATCGAACTTTCTGAGGATGGAGTCGAGTCTGTTTTCGTCTGCCATTATCGTCTCCGTGCGACAGGTTTAATCGGCGGTGGTAATTTCTTTTCTTTGGGGGTTTTGATATCGCGCATCATTTTGGCGAAGCGGCGCATGATGTAGCCGTAGCGGGTGGCATCAAGCACGTCATCGTTGGTCTTGACGATCTTCCCGTTCTCGTCTCTGTGATACAGCCTGAACTCCTCAAAGAAAGGTTCGCATGTATTGAATACCCTGAATCTTCCTTCAAGCATCAGGTCGCGTAGTTCGCTAATTCCTGATTCAACAGAGTTTCCACCGTCTGGAAAAGTTGCATGCTCAGGCAGCATGAGAAATCCAGCGTCGGCATATTGGGTTTTTAGTTGCTCGCCGCCGCCTTTTTCGTGCTGATGACCGTCATGCGGCCATGCCACAGGGATTTTGTTAGCCCATGACTTAACAGCACCCCACGCCTGAACTGCGGTGTTTTCTGATTTCTTCCATACTCGCGCCAAATAAAATATGTCGGCATCCTTATCCCACCACAACTGGATATGAGCCTGTGGGTGGTTCCACCCGAAGTCTTGACCGTCAATAACATAGAAGTGGTCAGGGCACTCGAATGGCTGGCATTTAATGGTCTCTTCCGGTATCTGGAAGATTCGACCACTTCCCATTGTCGGTATGCCGCGGGCGCGTGCCTCACGCTCATGCTCTGGATATGATGCGACAATTTGCTCTTTCTGTTCGTCGCTGTAGTGGTCGGCATCGTAGATTGTCATGGTGACAACCTTCTGCGCCTTGCTCGGATTCTTGATGAACTTTGTAACAACGTCCGACATACCCATCAACGGGGTAAACGTCAGCATTGAGAACTGCCCGTATTTGTTGGTACGGGTCAGGCCTTCACCGTAAATGCTGTATGGCGGCTCTTCGTCGAACCAGACGCCGTGGATAGTGTCACCCTGCCATCGTGCGCGACCTTGCGAGTATGGCTTGAAATAACAGATGGAAATTCCGTCTTCTACTCCATCAGCGTTGTGATGCTTAACCAGCAGGTGATCTACAAGGTTCGGGAAGAATGGAGACTTCTTCCAGCTGATGATGTCCTCTTTCGGGATTGCTCCGTAGCCAGGCTCATCATTTTCTTCGATACGGCCGCACAGTATGCGCTGTGTCGTCTTGGTTACGGTTTCGTTAGTCTCGCCACCCACCCAGAATACAACTGGCTCATAGAAGCGTTTTCCGTCCCACGTTTCGCCGTATGCGCCATCAGCAGGATAACCTTTCGTGCCTGGGTAACGTCCGGTGAGGTGAAAGGCCACCTCAGCGCCGCCAGTATATGATTTTCCGAGCTGGTTACCGGCCATGAAGCAACGCTCAGGATATTCAGAGCCAGCATCAATAAACTCGCGCTGTTTGCCGTATGGTGTGAACTCATAAAGCAGGTGCGTCTCCCGGTATCTTTCCTCTTCCTCCAGAAGCTCAAGCAATTCGATCTGCTCGTCTTCCGTCAGGTCATCAAGAATCGCTTCGTTTTCCACGGTTCAGTAACTCCTGAATGCGAGAGCGGCGCTTATCGCGATCTCCCTTATCAGGTGTCACGTCTTCAACTTGCGACTGCTCTTTGAGGCCCAGGTCACGGGCTATGATGTTGGCGTTCAGCAGGTCGGCTGCTGCGCCGGAAAACTTCTGGTCGTAGATGATTTCTTCTGCTCGTGTGGTGACGTCAGAAAAGCCTTCCATAGCTCGGAAGGTTCCCCATGTCTGCCGGGTGATATCCAGGAAGATGCAAAGCCCGCTAATAGTCATCGCACGCATTTTTGGCAACGTCGCCTTGATGATTTCACCCTGATAGGAGAACACTTTCCCCTCCCAAAGTGGATTGTCATCTGCCCACTCGAAATACTCGCAACAGGCTGACCACAGCGCCTCGGGGGATTCGAACTTTGGGTTTCGCCCATGACTACTGCGGGCCTCCCAGAATCGGTTACCCTTTGGTGCTGCCATTCTTAATATTCCTGTTCAGATGAGTTAACGTTCACGCCATCAAGCAGTTGGTTTACGACATAAGCCTGCCTGTTTAATCCACCCAAAATGCTGTGGAAGTCAGTCTCTACACTTCTGCCGTGGATGATATCGCCTGAGTTTGTTACCGCCACAAAGCAGATTGACTGCACATCTTCGTCATCAACCTTTTGCAGCATGTCGCTAATAACGCGCCTGCATAAATCCTTGCGACGTTCAAGCTCTGGGTCATTCTCTTCTGCATTGATGACGCGGAAAGGGTTAGGCTTTGCCATATCTCATTCCTCTTTAGTCATTATCAAGCCCACCCGTAGATGAGCTTTGTAATGGCTACGCCAGTTCGCCGCCTGCCTTCAGCTTGGTTAGCAGTGAGTTAACTTTCGTTACGATATTGTTCACCGCCGTCTGTGCAGTGGTTATGTCTGTTACTGTTTGTGCAGCAAGGTTTGCCTCTGCTGCCTGCTGTAATACGCCGCCGCGCTGAGTGGTGGTCGGGACTTTGTTCCCCGCCATGGCTGTTGATGATGTAGTGCCGATCTGAAGGCCAACAACCTGCTGCGTGTACTGCGCTTCGAATGCGGTCTTACTCTGATAAAGAAGCTCGCCAGATTGACTGAAGAACAGATAACCGCCGACAACCGGACGGAAGATATTCATAAACTGAGCAGACAGGTACTGGTCTTTCTGTGCGGCGCCAAAACTGGCGTAAGCGTAACCGTCGATAGTTTGCTTGATGTCGGTGATCGGCAGAGCAAATACATAGTTGCCATTGGCGTCTGTATACAGCGGCCAGTTTTGGGTAATCATCGATTGCGTCTCCGGATCACTTCATCAGGGAATATTGTTTGTCGAAGTCTTTGGCTTCGAGGTAGAAAGGCTGCCCGTCGATTGACTCAACGTAGTAACCGCCCTTCTTCGGCTGTTTGATGCTCATGTACTCATGAGAGACTTCAAACTCCGGGAAGAATTTGTCTTCAGGGACGATTACGCCGGTTCCGTCAATGGCCTGCCGGACTTCTTTTATCTTTAGCGCCAGCACCTGAGCGTCTTTGCCTTGATAGCGTGGAAGTTGGTTGCGTTTGAGAGTCATTGCTTAGCTCCAGTGTTAAAAAGCGCCAGCGCTTCGGTTGCGATCTGTATGGCTTTGTCTGTGCGGGCCACTACACCAGTTTCGCCGGTTGCTTGTGCATAGCCGTCGGTGAACAGCTCCATTTTCAGCCGGTCGCTATCGACAAAAGCAATAGCCTTTTTGGCAGCAGCGGTATCGCGCATTACCAGACGATAGAGGGAAAGGTTTAGTTCGTTGATTTCTGTAATTTGGTTAATGTCTGCCATTTTTATTCCTGCTTTAGATATGGAAGGAAGTTGCTAAACATCCTGTCGAGAGGTAGCAGTACCGACTCAATGAACAAAACATTAAACAGGATTTAAGCTTTTTACTTCCGCGGTCGATAACACCTTCACTCCCCCTATACAAAGGAAAGCTTAATGTTAGGACTATATGGTGGTGCAACAGGCTTGATAATTGAACTGGCCGTCAAGAAAGCCATTGAAGGCTTTAGTAAAAAGTCTACAGATACTGCCCAGACTACAGCGCAACTCACGGATGAAGCTCAAAAGGCAGAGCTGCAATCAATGGTTTTTCAGTCACAGGCAAAAGTTCAACAAGAACTGTCGATAGCAAGAAGGATACTTGCCGCTGATGAAGTTGAAATAGAAGAGTTCTATGATGGCTCTGCATCAGCCGATTTAGGCGCGAAAGCTTCCACAGAGAAAGTGTCGTTAGGGCTTAGTGGTCAAGGAAGAAAAATTACCAAACGAGTCATTAAATTCAAGGGATTCAATACTCAAGTTGAAAATATCCTACAGGATCTTGATACTACCGAGCTGGAACTTGTAGAGCATAAGTAACAATCAAAAAATGCAGGCATACCTAATGCCTGCTGTAATGCCGCTTAGCAGTCGTCGTCTGGCTTAGCCACAGAACGACACGCGAACATACAGGCTTTCTGCATTTCGGTTTTCGCCATCGCGACCCAACGCGGATCAGCGCCAGTCTCTTTGGCGGTATCAAGCAGACTGAGGAAATGGCGGCTCACGCCTTTTAGCCGGTTCATAACTTCAATATCGCCTGGCGATAGTGTGCGGTAGCCTTTAACGGTGCTGCCGTCCTGCGGTTTTGCTTCGCTCATTGTTTTACCTGTTTTTAGAAGGACCAGCGTTACAACGCTTATTTGCTTAGCTATGTTATGCTTCGAAATAATTAGTAAGGAGGCTGATCATGCGAATAAATACCAAGTACAGACTTGGAATTCTGCTCTACCTTATGGTAGCAAATGCTGTCGCCCTTCCACTGGTTGCCCTGGTTTTAGATCTGTTGATTGGTGGTAGCCTTATTGATATATGGAAAGGTTCATATTCCTTTTCTGACCTGCTTAATCATCGCGAGGGGCTTTTTCTCATGATGTCAGGACTAGGTGCTGCCACAGGGTTTGTCTACTGGCTCTTTTTTTACAGGAAATACCAGCATTACGACCCAATGGATAAATACTTTAGGTAGTTACTTGCATTGCGTGTTGATGTAGTCCTGCAAATACTTCAGGGCTTTCTGGTCGCGGATGATTCCGGATCGGATACCGAGAACGTTTCGTCCAGCAAGGTCAGAGAGTTCGACGGTTCCTGCATCGCCCATGCTCCCGGTGGCGGAGGTGTTACCCTGGACGGGACACTTTCCTTTAACGCGCACCCGGCCACCATTATCGAGACGCCTACGCAAAGCATCATTTTCAGCATTCGCATCAGCAAGCTCCTTCGTGTATTTCGCATCGAGCGCAGCGACGTCGCGCTGACGCACCTGCATGTCGTTAATGGTGGCGTTAGCGAGATTCAGCTTTTCAGTAGCCTTATCGCGCTGATCCTTATAGGTTGCAGCATTCTCACGAAAGTGATTAACCGCCCAGCCAAGTGAGACCATTAAGCAGACAACTAAGGCAATGATGAATGCGGTTAATCTGCTCATTTCTGGCTCCAGGTGCACACCTCGCGCTCAACCTCGCGCCGGTTCATCAGCCCTTTCCACTTTTTACCGTCTGCATACACCCAGCGGCGTAGCTCATCGCATGCGCCGGTGTAGTTTCTGGCGTTGAGCTTTTTCATCAGAGTGGAATTTATCGCGGCATTTGCGCCGACGTTATAGGCGAAAGAGTAGATTGCGGCCCGCTGGGTTTCAGTGGTCGGCACCCTGATGTAAGGGTTAACCTGACTGGCAATTCTCGTCATATCTTCCCGGGTGAGCGCATCACATTCTTTGTCCGTGTAGCGCTTACCCCGAATGATGTCATTTCCTGTATGCCCGTCGCAGACGGTGAGAACGCCTACAACATCGTAGTATGGAACATGTTCGCGCCCTTCCAGACCATCTTTCCCGGACACCATAGCCGTCGCGATGACAATTGCGCCGCCACCTCCGGCGACAGCTCCAATGATCCGGTTTCGAAGTGTGGAAGACATGGTCATGTTATTTGTCCTGCGGCTGCATCACCGCGTCGATGTCCTGAACGATTTTTGCCGCTTCCGGGATGCTGTTAACGTCACCGCGTGCATAAGCTGTCTTTAAAATGTCTGTACGCTTGCGCTCTTCCTCTATCACAGCCAGATTCCGCTTGTTATTGGAACGGTACGTTAACCAGGTAAACAGAGCGGTCACCACTGCGCCCAGGGCGAATAGCACATCCTGTAATGTCAGCATGGTCAGAAACCCTGTTATGGCGCTCCAGAAATACGACCAAAAGCCGTTGCTTGTATTCATGCGATACATGCTCTACCCCCGAATGATGGGGATTTGTTCAGATTAAGAATGTTGGAGATAGTCCACTGAACAAATCCGAGATACGTTTAATACGTAATTCTTTGATTTGTTCGTGACCGGAAACATGAGCAGATCAGGCGTGAGTTGCGCTAACAATTCATGCCGCTCATTCACGAAGCCCAGCCACAGCGCTGGGTTTTTCTTTTTTGTAAAGCGCATCGCACCGTAGCCACAGCGGATAAGATGAGGGTTTTGTCTGTCTGGTTTTTGATGGGATACGCTTTCAGAAAGGTCGTGCGCAAGAAACGAAAAAGCCCCACGGAGACCGCAGGGCTTGTTTGTTTGGCTGCTCAGTTCGCTTTTGCTCCGAGCATAGAATGAATCTACTACTCCCGTTTCGCAAAAGCAATATTTTGTAGAAATATTTTTCACTCAGGCGGCAATGAGAGGAATCTCTTTCTCTAATTCACGCTTCAGAGCATAGAACATTTCTGCATCCAGCACCGATTCGCACCATGTTACCCTTCGCCTGCACTGCTGAATATCTGTGCCGGTTGCGGTGCTAATCGCTTTGGCAATGTGTTGCGTGCAATTGCGGTCGCAATATCGCTTAATGGCTACATCGCGCACCGGGCTTTCGCGGTGAAATGTTTTAACCATCACCCGCTCAACAAAAGCAGCGTCATCTGATTCTTTGGCGAGAGCAATGACGTTGCTTAATGATGATTGAGGTATCACGATTTCACGCGCTTTCTTGTATAACGCTTCACCCCTGTATGCACCACCCTCTTCACTGTAAAGCCACTGGACAACATCTTCGATTTGCCGCCCTTTGTCCTCACTCCACTGGCTACGGATCATCAGTCGACCAATAACATTGACTGCGCCGGGTGGTGAATCATCCCCACGATTTACCCGCCCCCATACCGTCAGCATGTAATGTACCCATGCCTTCTGGTTCCTGGTGATAGTGCGTTTTGGGTGCTTCCAGACACGCCTGAAATGAGCGTCATCAACGAAGTTGACCATCGAATAGACAGCCGTTAATCGCATACCTTCTCCCCTTCTTTTTGCTGTGTCTTTCTGCGCTCAATATTTCTAATTAGTCGCTGTGCGGTGTCGTCCGGATTGAGCCGGCTAAGAGTTACTCCTGCGCGTAGAACGCAGTCACGCTCATATTTATTGCTTTGCGCGCGCGTCATTGCCTGCTCCTGCTGTGCTGCCAGTCACGAATGAGGGCGACGGCAATTAAGACGACATAGCCGACCTGGTAAACAAATGGGGTGTTCATCACGGCCTCCTGTTCCATGCGCGTATTGCGTCACGCTTGGTGTTATAGGTGTCAGTGATTGGCTTAATCAGGCAGCTCTTTGTCGCGCATCCTGCATAGACTCCATCACCATCAGAAACTAATTCAGCCTTACCGCCGCAGAATGGACATATGGTTAGCTCAGCCCAGTTAGGTAGTTTCAAGTCGATAATCACGCTGCCTCCAGTTTTAACGCCCGCAACTTAGCCCTGAAGTGCATGCGTATGCTCTTCAGTTCATCACGGGTGTATCGGTGTGGGGTGTTGTTGTTTTCGAGTGCCTCGACGCGCTGAGAGCCGATTTTCACGACCAGCCCAGCCCGGTATGGGATGGCATTGCTTGATAGTTCGGCATTGCACCGATGACATTGCTTATGGATGTTGTCTTCGTCGTACCTGAGATGAGACGCCGCGCCTCTTGACCTGAAATGCCCTGCTTCCCACTGAACGGTTGTCCATGTCCCGCAACTAATGCACGGTAAATCCCTGTCCCTTTCCCGTATGTAGTCGTTAACCACGCGCTGGGTTGCATCTTCCCAGTGCTTTAACGGCTTAACATCGTCTTTGCGTTTGTTCCATGCTGCGCGGTCAAGCTTTTCCTGGTGCTTTTTCTTACGATCGGATAGTTGCTTAGCGAGCTGAATTGCGCATTTTGTGGAACAGACAGTTTGAGTGGATGTGCGGGGGATAAACCTTTCAGGGCAACATTTGCATTTCTTCGGCTTCGGCGGCTTTTTGCCTGTAGCCATTTAGTTACTCCGTTGCGATTTGGTGTCCTGGCAGATAATCAATCCAGTGCTTAACCATCAGTGAATAAGGGACTTTTAACTTAACGCCGTTGACGCAGGCCCATTGCCTTATACCTGATGGCGTGCGATTAAGAGTTTCAGCAATAAGTTGAACTGGAACCCGGCCAGCAACACGCCTGATATAGTCAGCTTCGCGCTGCGTATAGGGTTTATTGGGGTGTTTTGGTTTCGACATATTTCCTCCTGGCACGCTCACGCATCCACTTAATGTCCTGTAGATGGGCTGAGTATGCGAATGATGGGATTTGTGATGGGGTTGGTTCAGGCTTGCGCTTCTTGCGGTGGGTGACGCGGAAAATCATGTTATCCATCGCCAACAAGGTAATACTTCTTCGTCGGTTCACTTTTACCTCAGAAAAATGACTGAAGCCGGTTGAGGATTGCCGGGTCGGCAGTCCCGGCGAATACGTGCTTAATGGCGGCGTTGATCAATGCGCTGTAACAGCGCTCGAACTGCTCCTGGTCCATGTTTGAGAATGCGAGGCTTTGCGCCTCCGTCCTGACTTCCCCGTTAAGCCTCACTGTTTGCTCATAGAAGCCAGCCAGAATGGTCAGATCTTTGCGGAACCGGTCAAACTGGCTGTGCTCATCCATATGCTCAAGGCCTGCGCGGTCGGCAACCCAGTGAGCAAAGCAAAAGTTGAAGAAGGCAAACGCCTTTCTGTGATGTGCAGGATTACGGGTTAACTTGATTTCGGCTGTGTACGTCTCGCCGTTTTTGAATCGCTGGAGTCGTTCGAGGTCACTGTCTGATGCTGGAGAAAATAAGCCGCCCGGGTGTTTCACCAGGTCGATTTGCAATTAGTCCTCCTGCCGTGGTGGCTCTGGCAGCGGCACCCAATGAGTTACGGTTATCGGATACCACTCGATACCATAGTTTTGCTCATTCACTTGCGCGTACCAGCCAGCCCCTTTCTTGTGGAATTTGCAGTACTGCCCAACATGTAGCTCAGTGCCAAAGTCGGGCCGGGGCCAGATATAAACAAAGTCATCGTCGTCCGGCATCCGCTCGCTGCACGGAATCCACTGAGTTGTAAACTCCGGGTTTACAGGTGCGGCGGAGAGCATGGCTTTATATCCCGCCACATGACCGCGCCAGTTAGCCACCTCAGACAGCCATGCATTGAGCATGTCGTGTGTTGGCTCAACCGGAACAAGCTTCCAACCATCAGGCAACTGTAAAGCCCCGCTTGACGGTTGGATGGGTAAATCAGGACCTTTGCGTATTGCTTTAGCCAGTTCCAGCGGGTCATCGTAAAGCCAGTCGCCGGTATGTGGATGGTTTGCTTCTGCCATTTGCGCGGCCCACTCTCGGCCATCCTGTTCACCCTGCGCATAATCCAAAGGCACCGCGACGGGCTGCGGGGCGGCGTAGAGGGGAAAGCGAGCGCTTTCCGGTACGCTGTCGCCGGGCATGATCTGATACCAGTTGCCGGGACCATCTTCATAGAAGTATCCAGCTGGCTCTTTCGCTCCCTCACGCATTGACTGTTCAGCCGCTCGCCATGCAGCCCAGGCAATGTCCCGCGTGATATGGCACTGCATGGTGATTTTGCGATCTGCGTCAGATTCAATCCACGCTCTGAATTTCGATTTGCTCATTGGTTTCACTCCCCCTCGATCTGTAATTTGATGCCAGCGGCGGCCAGTTCTTTATTCATGGCTTCAAGGTTCACATACGCGCCAGAAGCATGGTGCGAGCCCAATTTGAAGTCGAAGAACGAGTAAGGCGGCAGCCTCACGCTGCTCGTTCTGGCCTCAAGCTCGGCGATGCGCCGGCGGTAGTCCTCAACCATGCGAGCGACCTGCTCAAGTGGCGTTACGCTCCCACCATCAGGCGGGTCCATGTACTGGCATCCGGGTAGCAACTTGCATAGCGCATCATCAGTTACTGAGCGTTGAACCTCTTTGTCTCGGGCTTCTTCCCCATATGCGGCTTTGTAGTTTCCCAGCGCCTCTACCAGCGCCAGAACGTTGACAGGGTTGGCAGCCTGGACGAACTTACGGTTCGCCGCTGCATCTGGCCCTTCAAAGTGCGCAATGATGAATCCGCTGTTAGCCCGGTCGTTAGCGCTACACGCTGCCTCCCAGCCGTCGCCGGACTCTTTAACCCATTCGCCGTTACTCGCTTTTTCTGCCGCCAGTTTCAGCCTGGCGATTAGTTCGGTTGTGTTCATGCTGCGCGCTCCTTTTTGTTCGCAGAAAAAGTCGGAACCGTCTCCATTTCAACCTCAAAAACACCAACGCTTTTAGCATCAATGAATAGTTCGATATTCAAGGGCCAATGGGATTCCCATCCGTCGTGATTGTCCCAGTAGTCTTCCGCTGCATCCTGCGCTATTTGTTCGTATTCCCAATCATCAGCATCCTCATCAACTGCTTGAGGATCTAAATAATTGGCGTTTTTAATGCTTTCGCCATTCACGGCATATTGAATAACGCTCACAGCGCACCTCCATTGCTGTTACCGCGCAGTTGTGCGGCGAACAATCGGACTGCTGAGGCCTCTGATTGCAGGAATTTAACTGCATCATCGAATCCGCGTCGTTCCGCATCATCCGCGCTGCTATCAAGATTGGCAGCGTACATCTCAACGCCCTGCGCCCGTATTTCAGCCAAGAATGCGTCGGTGACCGGGGTTTCACTGTTATGCAAGGCATCGTTGATAATCATCGCAGCGACGCCAGCTTGTCCGGTGTCCATTACGGATACGTGTTCCATGGTTACTGACATGGCATGTTTCAGCGCCGCATTTTCCGCCGCGAGCGCTTCACTACGCGCCGCCTGCACGTCCAGCGCGGCAGCCAACTCTGTGACCATCTTCGCTATCGTGATAATCGGAGTGTCGTCACTCATAGCCGCTGCAAATTCGTGTCCAACACGAACAAGGTGTTTGTTGTTATTTTCCATGCTGTATTTCTCCCGCGACCCGACCGCAACCGCTGTTAAGCGTCGCTTCGGATAGTTGATTGATTGTTTGTTGGCGTAAAAAAGGCCACGGAGTTAGTGGCCTGGTTAATATCCGCCCTTTCTCGTTGGCGGTTTATCTTCACGGCTGCGGGCAGTCATGCGGGCCGTGTCTTGGTCGCAGTCATAGATAGCTCCATTGATTTGGTTGCAGTAAACAGTGCCGGTCTTTCCGTGCCTGTTAAGCCGCAGGATTAGCTCTGTTTCACCGGCTGGCACCGAGTCGTCAAACGCACCTTCACGGTGAACACCAACCCAGTAATCGCAGTCCTGCTCAATCTGTCCGGTATCGCGTGAATCGCTGGGTAACGGCCGCTTGTTGGCGCGCTTCTCCAGCTCACGGTTAAGCTGGGTTAACAGCACAACGACGCTACCAAGCTCTTTCGCCAGATTCTTGAGCCCCTTTGTGATCATCCCGAAAGCCAGGTCGTTTCGTTCCGCACGCTCCGCAGTCATCAGTGTGAGGTAGTCAACCAGCACCATTCCCACGATGCCTTTCTCCCGCTTGATGCGGCGGCTCTCAGTAACGATTTGCGCAAGTGACAGGCCCGGGGTGTCATCGATGTAAAGCATATCGATTTCCCGCAGACGGTTGGCAGTGGCAATCGCCCGCTGAAAGTCAGCGTCGTAATCACCTTCATAACCAGCGTCAGCATCTTCGGTAGCCGGCATGTAAAAAATGCTGGGGTTGACCCCGGATTTCTGCCCAACCAGTTTTTCAAGAATCTGGTCGCCTGGCATCTCAAGGCTGAACAACAACGCGGGTTTCTTCTCGCGGATCGCGCAATTTAAAGCCATTTGCCCGTAAAGCGTGGTTTTACCCATCTTGGGACGTGCACCGATGACAAACAGAGAACCTTTGACAAGACCTTTCGGTGCCAGCATCCGGTCAAGGGACGGAATGCCTGAGCTAAGCCCGCGCTGTTCTCCTGATGGGTCAAAACGCTTCTCCAGATCAGAAACCCACCCATCCATCACGTCACCAAAAGAACGAAGCCCGCGGCGGCTGCCTGTTTTTGAGTGATCAGCGAGTTGAGTGAAAATCGCCTGGATAGCTTCATATTTCTGTGCGGCCGTCATTCCATTGCGGGCATAAAACAACTCTGTAGCTTCGGTCATCCGCTGAATACCGTAACGCTCCATGGCTGCTTCGCGCACTGAAATGGCATAGGCGACTGAGTTAGCTGCGCTGGGCATAACCTTGGTTAGTTCGGAAAGATATGCGAAGCCCCCAACCTGAGATGCCAGACCTTTGCTTTCCAGTGAGTCGTAAAGCGTCAGCCCGTCTACCGGCTTGTTCTCCCGGTACATCAGCCGCATTTCTTCGAAAATTACCTGGTGGGCCCGGTTGTAAAATGATTCTGGCTTCAGGATGGAAAGAACTTTCTGGACGCGCTCGCTGCTGTCGTCGTCAATCAGCAGACTACCAAGAACGCTTTGCTCTGCTTCAAGGTTATGTGGAGGAGTAAAAATACTATCGGTCATCGCGATCTCCTTCGCGGACTTGTGCGTAAATCTCTGCGTTCAAGATGAAATCGAAGTTGCGTTTCTGCCATGTCTTTCCGGTCTTCTGGTCAGAGCGAGATTCAAACATCCAGCGGCATGAGGAATGTAGATATTCGAGATACTGCCTGAAGGATTTCATCCCGAAAGGTTCGGTGTCGCCAAATTGCTTGGCAATGGGTTTGGCTTCTCGCCAAAATTTTTGGATCAACTGCCGTCTTTTAGGGGTGAGCGCCTTCCATCCTCTGGCATCAGGTACGCATTCCCGAAGAGCTTGCAAAACTTCTTCACAGGAAAGTCGAGGTGTATTAGCCCCTGATTTTTCTGATTGCTGGGCGACATACTTACTATCGTTAGATAGTAAGTTATTAACTAATAAATTCTTTGTGGCACTTTGCTGGCATTCTGTTGGCACAACCTCCTCCGCAGGCCTTTCCGGATACGGGTTTGCGTTGGCACTTTGCTGGCATTCTGTTGGCACAAAAAATTGCTGATAATCGTCATATTTCGTGACCGTTAGAACAGTGAATTTCCTGTTCGCCAGCGTGGTGATCATGCCCATTTTCTCAAACTTATTGAGAAGGTATTTAATCCTGTCCGGTTCAATGCCTGTCTCCCGCGCCAGTGTGTTCCGGCCTGTAATAGTCTGCCCGCGGTCGACCGGATATTCTCCAAACTCTGTGGTTACGTTAGCAGCCTCATGGTTAACTCCCATGATGAGATGAACCCAGAGGTGTACAGCTTCGCTATCCGTCCTGTAGAACGGTAATTCACGTATTTTACGGTGCAGGAATACTAACCCCTGCCCTGATGAATGAGGCTTCTCCATGGGCTTCTGAGACCCTCTGAAATCTGATATTCGGAGAACGTTACTCATGACCTTTACCTCTGAATAATTGCTTCACCCTCTCCCACTCAGCCCGGAATCGACCAGGCTGCTTGAAACCGGACAGGTAGCGATCACGAATAATGTTTTTGTGTAATTTGTCCTGGCCAGGACTGAGTGGCTTTGTCATGCGTCCTCCCAACCCGAGCTTTTCAGCCACTCGCGGTATTCAGTGAGAATTTTGGATGCGCCTTCAGGTAGCGGGAGCGCAATGTCAAAATCAGCAATGATCTGGATGAACTCACGCGCTTTTGCGGCGTTAAACTGCGGTAGCGCCGCGCTACGGGTGAGTTTCTTCTTACCCGCTGCCTTTGCCTTGCTCATCTGCTCTACGGCGACAGAGGACGCCTGAGGGCCATGCTCGCGAGATAATGCGACAGCGGTAGTTGCTGCCACCTCACCGGAACGAACCATGTCGATCAGTTCGTCACCACACGCCAGTAACTGGAGGTGGTGATCAACATCAGCTACTGACCGTTTAACCTTTTTCGCAATCTCCGCAGGCTCCCATCCCTGATTAATCAGGCGCTGGTATGCGGCGGCGCGTTCCAGTGGCGTCAAAGGTTTGCCTTGTGAACTGGTGACCATGAAGGCAATGCGATCGGCGTCAGTGCCAACAAAATCCTTGCACTCAAGGCGCGGTATTTCGTGGCCAGCCTCCGTCGCCAGCTTCGCGCCGTAATAGCGGTGGTGACCGTCGATGATTTTGACGCCCTGCTCCGTGACCTGAACAGCCAGAGGAGGAACGTATTCACCTGCAATGAAAGCGTCGCGGAATTCCTCAACGTGAATCTGGTCGATTTCGCGAACGTTGAAACCTGGCTCGACATAGATTTCCGCCAGCGGAACCAGGAAGGTTTTCTTCACTGTGGTTTCCGTGCCGTTCTTATCTTTGGACTTGTAAAGCTGAGACAGAGAACTCATAATTACTCCCGATTATTGTGTTGGCGTAACACAGTGTCTTAAGCGCTCATGCCGTTCCCGCGGCTGGGCGTTTTCTCTTTTGTGAGGATTGCAGCGACTTCTTTTGCCAACCGGGCCATATCGTCGTCCACCACACCCCACTCCAGCACCGCCAGTAACATTGCCATCCGAGGCAATAACGATTCTTTCCAGCGCGTTACCTGCGATTTATCCACACCCAGTGCTTTAGCGACATTCGATGCGCCGCGCATAGCGATTTGACTGTGTAACCAGGACTCGATATGTCGGGCATCCCGTTTGTTGCGTGAAGTTGTATCGTCCATTTGCGATGATTCCTTTGTTGAATAAATACAGTTGATGTGGCGATTCCCTTTCAGGAGCCACGGAGATTTGTAGTTTTGAATTACTGCCCTTTTTCAGGGCGGAGATGTGAAAAGAGCGGTGGTACTTAGGCTGCTTTGGGCGGGAAGAGATCATCCAGTGAGACTTCTACGCCATGTTTTTTGAATGCAGCGATAAAAGTTCGGCAGAGATCGATATCCATTCCACGCCGCCCGGTTTCGTAATGGCAAATTGCACCGCGAGTACAACCAACCATCTTTGCTAAATCAGACTGCGTTAGCCCAACGCGCTCACGGAAAGTGCGAATGTTATTCATAGGGCCCTCCTTAGCCCTAAGTATACATATCGTATTCCATCCCGCAAGCATAATATACGAATTGTGTCTCGTTTATAAGGATACGGTTCGTATAATTTAAGGATGAAAATGAACTGGTACGATATCGCTAAGCAAAGGATTGATGCGCTTGGTTTGAACCAAGAAAAACTGGCTGAGCACATTGGTGTAACCAAGGGTGCCGTTAGTCATTGGCTAAATGGACGCCGCAATCCAACCTTGCAAGAGATCGGAGCCATTTTTAAATATCTTGGTGTCAACGATGTGTCGTTCAACTCGGATGGCACGTTTACAGTTGGTGCGACCGAGGAAAGACCTGCTGTTTCGAGGCAGTATGAATACCCTCTGTTCACGTCCGTACCGGCTGGCGCGTTCTCTGAGGTGGGGTCGTTCACAGAAAACGATGCAAAGGCCTGGGTATCAACTACCAAAAAGGCCAGTAAAGATGCGTTCTGGCTTGAGGTAACGGGCCACTCAATGACGGCTCCGCAAGGAATGCGACCCAGCTTCCCGGAAGGAATGCTTATCCTGGTAGATCCGGCAGAAGAAGTAGAAGCCGGTGATTTTTGCGTAGCTGGCGTGTTCGGTGATTCTGAAGTCACATTCAAAAAGTACACGTGGGATGATGGGAAGCACTGGCTGGAACCACTTAACCCTAACCCGCGCTATGAGAGCATTCCGTGCAACGAGAACTGCCGCATCATCGGAAAAGTGGTTAAGGCTCAGTGGCCTGAGGATATGTTTGAGTAGTTAGCAGAGGATTCAACTATCCAATTCGTGACGATGCATAAAATTTATCGTAAAGATCCTATCCGTTCTGCCGATTTTGTGGATATATAGTAATCACTGGATTGGGACTGCCTTACATGGATGGTCAACACTTTTTATACAAAATAGTGCCGAGCTGTTCAAGTAATAGCCGGTTCCTATTGCAAAACATGTTGATCGGTCCTATATAAGGAGTATAGTTAATGACCCAAAACCCAAAAGAACCAGCCGATATTTTGCACAAACGTGCAGTGCGCAGGTTTAATGCCTTAACTTCATCCATCCTTGGCGAAATTAGCGCTATGCTTAAAAAGGCCAAGTTGCTTCCGATACCGGAATTGCAGATGAACAATCCGAACTTTACAGAGGTTGTTGAGCAGTTAAGGCTATACAGAATGCTGTCCGAAATGGCTGCTGATTTGCTCAAAATTGAGAAGCAAGACGATTTGAACGATCTTGATACGTACATCGGGCTTGCAGATGACTTGGCAAAGGCCATCGATGCAGATGACTATGATGCTTTATGCGGAGCCATAGCTGCATTAGATGAAAAGCCTTACATATAGGAATACTGAGGAATATACAATGGCTGAAAAATTCGACTTTGATACCGTGTTCAAGCTGCTTGACCAAATGGAAGCCTGCCTTGATAAGGTTCGTGAACTTAACAAAGCGATCGATCAAAGCGTTGAATCCATTGCTAAAGCAGCCTAATAGCTAGATTTTTATAAAACCCGGCCACCGCGCCGGGTTTTTTATTGCCCTCAATCAAGCACCTCATTTCCCCTCCTCACTATCTCAGCTTAAAAGCGAACATTTAAAGCCATCACAGCACTGACTGATGGAGAATAAAAAATAAATATCCTTAAAAATCAACAATACGTATTCAATTCATCAAAAAAGTATACATATCGTATTGAATAAAAGTTTACGATGCGTATACTAATTTCATCAGCAAGACGCAATGCTCACACGGATAGTGATGCTCATTAACACCTGGCCCTGAAAAAGGGCAAATACACCGAAGCAGACAGCTTCTGGATGATGTGAATTGCAGCCGCCCGACGGCAACCGCGAGGATAAGCGCCGTGGCACATCATCCAAAAGCTAACTGATGGGAGGATGTATGAACGCACAAGCACGCCGCCGCGAACGTCGCGCAGAAAAACAGGTTGAATGGAAAGCTGCTAATCCCCTGTCAGTAGGGGTAAGCGCCAAACCTGATAGCCGACCTGTTTTGTCGCTGTCTCGCAAGCCTAAATCCCGCGTAGAAAGCGCTTTAAACCCGATTGACTTAACCGCGCTGGCTGAATACCGGCAGGAACTTGAAAGACGCGCAGAAGCTGTTGAGCGCAAGAATCGTCGCACCTGGTACAACAAGCCTGGTGAGCGCGGTATTACTTGCCACGGAACTCAGAAGATAAAAGGTAAAAGTATTCCACTTTTATGAGTAACCCCGGATTTCTCCGGGGCCTCAATCGATTAGCCCTTACAAATTAGTAAGTAAAAACCAAAAACAAATACTGCAAAGTATGGATTAACCGAAACTAGCAGTAATGCCAACACGGCATATGACCATGCATTCATCACTTCCCCATCTTTAAGTCCGTATCTCAACGGTCTCGCCAGTCAACTCTGGCTTAGGGGATGTTGATAATCTCATTCATTACAAAACAACTCAATAGGGTCGCCTAACAAGCGGCCTTTTTTACAGGGTAACTACAGAGGGTAAGGCGATGAAAACAAGTAGCGGACAAGAGATTTTAAATGGCTTCAATGTTCGGGATATCTCTGCTGATTATGATGAGCCAAGGTTTGATGTTTTGTTTGTCCACGATGATGGCAAATGCCGGTACTCAAACGATGTTTTTGCTTCAGAGCAGGAAGCTATCAGTTACGCAGAAACGTGTAACGCCAACACAGCCGACGATGAATGCTGGGACTATTACCAGCAATCTTCAACCAGCAATGATTGGAAGCTAGTTCAGCACATTAATGATAAAGCCGCCTAACAAGCGGCTTTTTTATTACCTCATACCCAGGCTCATTTACGAGTGAGCCGCGTTATGAGTTCACGTTAAGCGCCCGCCTTGGGCAGGAGAAGATTATGGTTCATCAGCATTACGGCACCCAGACGGTAAACCGCGGCGCTGTCCTGCCCGGTATGCTCGTTAAGCATAAAAACAGCACCTGGACAGCATCAGCCAATAAACGCGGTCGCTTATATCTGCATCGTGGTATCGAGCGCACATACACAACTGACCTGCTGGTTGAGGTGTTTCTCGACGGGCTCGGTCGCGGTTTAAGTCATTGAGGAATCGAAAATGGAAGAGTTTAAAGGCACTAAAGAAGATTTAGGCGTCTGGAAATACGGTAACGATTTAATAGTTACCACTCCAGCAGGCGGGCATATTTGCAGACTCACGCTTTCTGAGCATTCCGATAAATGGCATGAATACACCTATGCCAATGCGTTCATGTTTTCGGCTGCTCCGCAGATGCTCGAAGCCCTGCAAGCGCTTATCTCAGTAGCTAACCGGGATACCGAAGAATTTGAAAAGGCTCGCGCCGCAGTGGAAAAAGCGCTGGGCGGACACTCAATTAACATCCCGCGTTAATAACTTCCCCACCACATTACTCACTCTGGCGGCTACATAGCGCCGGGATGTCCACGACCTATTTTCAGGAGATAGCTATGGCATATCTCACGCAAGAACGTATCCAGCATCAGCAGGATGCACTTTATCAGGCCAGCGTAGAGCGCGATGCCTGGATAGACAAACGCGCAAATGAGCTACTGGTTGAGTACCCGGCTGAGCCGTTCAATTTAGCCAGCCGTACTCTTTCTAAAAACGTAACGATGTCTTTCTTTGGTTCAAAGGCAAAGGCCGCCTATGAAGATTTTATTCACGCTCTTGCCTGGGCGCAGGCTGAAAAGGAATGGGAAGACCAGTATGGGTGGGCGGCATGACTAACATCGTTGAATTCGTAAAACAGCAGGAGCCACTTTTCTGTGGCGCTTTGAGTGAGCAGACTGTTACATGGGCTAAAGAAAGTCAGTTTGCAATTCAGTGCTTTCAGAAAAATGACTTTCTCGCTAAAACAGCGCTTTCCAACCCTACCAGCGCACAAAACGCCATTATCAACGTGGCGGCCATCGGCATCACATTGAACCCGGCGAGCAAACTGGCGTACCTCGTTCCGCGAGACGGGATGGTATGCCTCGATATCAGCTATATGGGACTGCTCCACCTCGCCCAGGCTACCGGATCAATTAAATGGGGCCAGTGCAAACTGGTCTACGCCAACGACACATACGAATCGAACGGACTCGATACGGCCCCTACCCATAAATATAACGCCTTCGGTGAACGCGGTGCTGTGGTCGGTGGCTACTGCACGGTTAAGACAGCCGACGGCGATTACCTAACGGAAGAAATGAGCCTTGCTGAAATCAAAGCAACGGAAGCTACCAGTAAGGCGAAAAACGGACCATGGAAGAATTTCTGGGAAGAGATGGCAAGGAAGACCATCGTTAAACGGGCCAGCAAATACTGGCCCAAGGCGACACGTCTGGATAACGCAATTCACCTTCTTAACGAAGATGAAGGGATTTATCAGGAGCCGGTAATGGCGCATATCCCTGATGATGATGTTCAGGAATCGGAGCGTCAGCGCCAGCAAAAGGTTATGGATAAAGCCACTGAACTATGCGACCAGATGGAAATGGCGGAAAGCATGGAAGAGCTAAAACGCACGTTTGCCGACGCATTCAAACTAACTCGCGGCATGAAGCTTCAGCAAAACATTCAGGCAATTTACTCCGAATGCAAAGCGAAACTGGAGGCGTCAAATGAGCAAGCTGTATGAGATTGCCGATGATTACGCCAGGCTGATGGATGCAGACCTTGAACCAGACTTGATAGCCGACACCCTTGAAGGAATTGAGGGTGAGTTGTCGGACAAAATAGAGCAGCTTCTTGCTCTGTGCAAAAACGAAAGTGGATATTCAGAACGCCTCATGGATGAGGCTAAAAAGCTCCATGAGCGCTCCGCAGCCATCAATAACAAAGTCGACCGCATCAAGCTGTACATCGCCTCATCACTTGAAAAAGCTGGCAAGAAATCAATTCGCGCCGGTCTGCACCAGGTGACATTGCGGAAACCTTCACAGTGCGTTGAAATCATCGACCCTTCACTCCTTCCCACTGAATACGTCGAATTCGATACGGTAATAAAACCTGACAAGCTGGCTATCAAACATCAGCTTGAGGCAGGCAAAGAAGTAACCGGTGCAACGTTAAAACCCGGCAAGCCATCCCTCTTAATTAAATAAGCGAGACGAGCATGAAACATAAAAAAGACTCCATCAGAGTTGGTGAGGTCACGCTCCCCTATTCGGTGAATGCCCGTGGATGGCGGACGCCAAATAACAGAATCATTCAGAACCCGTTAAAGGCACAACGTTATGCAGAAGTGATGAACGATGCACTTAAGTCAAATCCTATCAAAGTGAGGGCGGCATGAGTGACTACGGAGGATCATCAACTCCCGCCGCCGAGCGCGACTACTGGCAAACGCCTGTCGAGATATTCAACGCACTTGATGCTGAGTTTGGCTTCTACCTGGACGCTGCTGCCAGCCAGAGTAACGCGTTATGTGGTCACTATCTCACTGAACTGGATAACGCGCTGAATTGTGAATGGGTGAGCTACGGGCCTGTATGGGTTAACCCGCCCTATTCCGATATCACGCCGTGGGTACGCAAAGCAGATGAGCAATGCCGCCGACTGGGACAGCGGGAGTGATGCTTGTTCCGGCTGATATCTCAACGGGATGGTTCAGTCTTGCTATGGAGAGCGTAGACGAAGTGCGGCTGATTACCGGCGGGCGTATTCAGTTTGTACCGGCCAGCAGAACGGGGAAACGTCAGTCGAACCCAAAGGGATCGCTCTTTCTTATCTGGCGCCCGTACATCCGTCCACGCGGGCAAATCACTACCGTGTCCAGAGATGAACTAATACGGATTGGGCAGGAATATATCGAAGATGTGGAGGCTGCATGAGCGCAGAACTAATCGACGCTGCCAACGGGCAGGTTGAACACAATTTGCAGATAGCGCTGGCGAACCGGCGCACATTCAACAATGTGGTATCGGCTACACACTGCACGGATTGCGGAGATGAACTCGACGAGAGACGCCGAGAAGCGGTGCCGGGGTGCACGATGTGCGTTGACTGCATGGCTAAACAGGAATTACTGGCTAAGCAAAGGGGGATGATGTGAAAGAGCGCGGAATGATTTTTAACGGCGAAATGGTGCGTGCCATTCTCGACGGCCGGAAGACGCAAACGCGACGGATTGTTAAAGGAGTGCCTGAAAGTCATGATTTTCATGGCTGGGTTATGAGTAGTACCAGCGCAAAAGACGAGGGAAAGGCCTGCTGGGCTGTCGGAAAGTCACCCTTGCTCAATCAGCCTATTCGTATGCATTGCCCATTTGGTGCTGTTGGAGACCGCATCTGGGTGCGGGAGACTTGGGCAGATGTAAATCATGACGGTTGCCCCGCAGTGGCCTATAGGGCAGATGGTGAAGTTCGGGACCTTAATGAAGATGATGGAGATGAGAACGACCCAAACCTAGAAAAATATTGGTTTGCGGCCTGGTATCCAGACCTGGTTAGCGGGACCGAAGGAAACTGGACACCATCAATCCACATGCCGCGCTGGGCCAGTCGCATTACTCTGGAAATAACCGATGTACGTGTGGAGCAACTCGCAAGCATTAGTCAGGAAGATGCCGGGAAAGAAGGTTATCCAGCAAACCCGGAACCTTACGGCGGCAGCATGGATAAATGGCTATGGTTTCGCCAGTTATGGGACGGCATTTACCCGGATCAAAGCTTCAAACACAACCCATGGGTTTGGGTAATCGAATTTAAGGTGGTGCCGAATGTTCAGGATAATCCAGCCTAACACTCACTACGTCGACGCCCACGGCTCACTCTGCAAAATCCTCCGCACCACAGATTCCACAGTCCACTATCTCCGAAACGGTCACGTATGCATAGCAAGTATGCAGCGGTTCCAGACTGATTTTGAGTTTACGGACCGGCGCGAGGTTGAGCAGATTTGGGCCGACATTGAAAGAGCAGAGCACATTAAACACCTCCGCGCTATGCGGGAAAAGGAATCAGGAGTTAACGCCACCGCCATATAAACCAGTTTCTAACATATCTTTTACAACCCCCAAATGGTATCGACTGCCAAACATTCTGGTAAGCTCATTTTTTACCCAGCACACGCTAATTAGGAGTGATTATGAGACCAGAACAGCTAAATCCATGCCCTTTTTGCGGGGCAAAGCCAGTCAGGAATGACGACATTTCGGCAACGGGTTTCGCAGGGAGTAAAGAAGATGACCTGATTTACTTTGTGGCATGCATGACCAAAGGCTGTCAGCCGGAAGGGGTTTTTCTTTCTGATGTGTCCTGGAATAGTTTTTCAGCTAAGCAAGGCTCATTGATGAAGGCTGTTTTCGATACGCTGGAAGCGGATGGTTCTCCGCTGCTGGAAGAAAAAAAGAAGCGGTTTCGTCTGTACGTCATGAGTCATTGAATAATCAAAAACTCAACTGAGCCGCTTATAGCGGCTTTTTTGTTGGTGAAATTTACAGATCAGTGAATGGTAAGAAGGATGGTTTATGGAATGGATTAAGTGGAATGGACAGGAACTGCCAAAGGGAAATTACCTCGTTTGCACGGAAAGGCAGCATGTGACAGAGATGAAATACACCTGGAATGCGAATGCGAAAACTAAAAAAGGCTCAACCCCAAGATTTGAATGGATGGGTAGAGTTTCACCATGGGAGATAACTCACTACATGCCCCTCCCTGAACCACCAACCGACTAACACCTGCCAGCCGATTCCCTGAGTCGGCTATCCGGTGCAATGTCGAACCTGACCGAATGAGGACGAAGCTCGTTCCGGTTAAATGGAGAATACCCTCGTTGATTTTGGCCCGCCTCGTGCGGGCTTCTTTTTTGCCTGGAGGAAGTGATGCTCTTCGTATCGGATTTCATATTGAGATTTAATAACGCCAGAACTGTAGTGCGGCAGATTAGAAATGGAGAATGGTCTACAAGGGCTGGCATGATAGATGGGGTGATTTATACAGCGCGAAGAGAAAACTATCGTCTGTGGTTGGCTAATGGTCCTTTTTTCTGCGAGATAGACGAGTTCAATGAAGAAAAATGTAAACCGGCATTTGGATTCATCTGGCGCCATTACGTATGGTGGGCCGCCGCAAGACGCCTAAAATCTGCTGCTGAATATCGCAAAGCCCACACACCAGTACTCAAATAGCCGCAGTCCAGCGGCTTTTTTAATGCCTGGCTTCCAGGTTCGATTCCCAAACTGGAGATAAAACCATGCAGCACCAATTACAGCCTGACTCGCTTGTTGATCTCAAATTCATCATGGCTGATACTGGCTTTGGAAAAACTTTCATTTATGACCGAATCAAGTCTGGCGATCTGCCTAAGGCCGAAAAAATCCACGGTCGTTCACGCTGGTTGTATAAAGACCATATTGCATTCAAAAACCGCCTCCTGTCCCGCTCCGATGGGTAA